GATAAATATATTTATCCATCAAAAGTATATAACTCTAATGCGCATTTGTAGCCAGTTGGATACAAAACAGCGTATAGACCTTAACAATTCAGAATTTTATTATTTATAAAAAATAATAAAATCATTCTAATAATTTTATAATTATACAGTTATCTATATGTTAGTAAACGATTGACGGTTCAATAAAACTTGTTTTGCAATATTTTTAACTATTTTTTCATTATTCTTATCCATTTCTGAATAAGAAGAACCTCCCATAGATTGTTTCATTATATTCAAATGTAAATTATATGCAGATGAATCATGTATGTCACATTCAGGATGTGCTTTATACCATGTTGAAATTCGTTTTATATTTTTATTTGCTACATTTGTAATAGCCTTTATTATTTTACCTTTATCCGTCGAATCTTTTTCCCACTTATCATCTTCCTTTATATATATTGTTTCGCGTTTCAAATCGGTGCAATGAATTGGACGCTTGTAAATATCTAGTTGTTTCAACCCATTCATAAATATCTTGGAAATTCCTTCAACAAATCCATGCGTTCCTACATACTCTACATCTTTGAACTCTATTTGAAGATTGTTAACAAAATCCATCAAGTTAAGTGCATCTTTGCATTGTTCATTTAAAAACATATTCAAATTAAATTGATTATTATTTGTTATATTATTTATAATACGATGTTGTGATGATAATTCAATTATTTTACTATTCTGTTCTATAAGTAGGTCTTGTAATTCTTGGTTTTTCTCAATTAGTCGAATAACAGTTTCATTTGAAAGTCCTACAGATGATTTGGAAGAATCGTCTTGTATTTTGATGTCATTATTCTTATTCAAAATTTTATTTTCATTCGACTTACATTTTTGCTGATGTTTCCAGAGACCGGACCTATTTTTATATTCAGCACTGCATGTTATGCATATAAATGGCGTAACTAAGGATTTTGTTATAGTTTGGTTTCCATTTGGTTTCCAATTGTGACTGAGAATATGTTTTCGAGTAGAACAATGAGTAGTAAAATTACTTTTTTTACTGCATTTAAAGTCACAAGCGTCACATGTAAAAATTTCGGCATTTTTTGGCATTTTATATATGGAAACAAAAAAAATGCCTAAAATATACAAATTAAAAATTATGCAGTCAAATTTTGCGTGATTTTTTTTGTATTCAAAGCATAATGCTTTGAATCTAATTTTTTGACAACTTTTAGGTGCATGTTCTCAATTTTGGACATTTTTAAAATGTCCATTTTCAAAAACTTTTCGGACTTTATTTTTAAAAATATTACTATAAATAAAAATGTTAAAAGTGTAGAAAATTGATTTTCAAATACTTAATTTATAATAAGTAAACCCAGACCCGCGAACATGGAAACAATATTTGATTTTGCCATTCCGGATAACGAATACACATACAATATTAGTTCAAATACAAAATTGTGTATAAAACGATATAGCAAATGGGTTGCTATGTTATACTTTACTGATGAAATGAATAACAAAATAAATATTCCGAATGATACAATAGTTTATACATTTGAATGGAAAACAAATAATAAAATTATTTATAACGCTGTTAGGAACGATTATGTTTTATACTCTACTGATAATTATGTAGTTGAGCTAAGTAAAAATCTATTAATAGATATAAAAACCAAAAAAAGATGTGAAATTGAATAATAAAAATGAATATTTGAATAAATAAAGATATAAGGAATATAAATAAATAGAAAAACACAATAGTAGATTTTTATTAATATAAAATAATAATCTATTTTTACATAGTGTGCATTTCAAGAAATTTATATGTTATACCAACTTCATTCGCAGTTTCCCATATTCCTGAAATTTTAAGCACAACTTTAGGAAGCGAATTATGATTATTTACATGTCCGTTTCTTTATATAATTTTATTTTACTTGTTAATAATTGATTCATTAATGTTGGCGCGGCTTTTTTTTGTATACCGTATTCGCATTTATAATACTCTATTAGTCTATTTTCAAAATCGGAAACTTGCTTAACAATAGAATTGTTACTTCCGGTATTCATTTGAAATGTTAATATGTTCTTATTCATTAATTTATCTATTCCTGATGCTAGAATAGGAAATGTAACAAAAATACCATTAACGGTAACATTATTATCTGCATAAATCAATTTAGTAAAGTTTCCATCAATAATTATATTTTTTTTAGTTTCTAAAAACATAATGTTTTTTATTTCAATTTGTGATATTTCTAGTATAATGTTCATTACCTGGTTATATATATCATTATTTGTTTATTACATTTAATGATATATATTTAATTTGTTTTTACTTGTTTTTCTTTTCATCTTCAGTGCCATCTTCAGCGCCTTCTTTTTTATCACCATCTTCAGCACCTTCCTTTTTATCACCATCTTCAGCGCCTTCCTTTTTATCACCATCTTCAGCGCCTTCCTTTTTATCACCATCTTCATACCCTTCAAAAACATTTCCTAAAAGATTAGAACCAATAATACCGACATAAAATAACCCAAGAGCGACTAAAACAATGTTTTTAATACAAAACGGTGAATTTAATTTCATAATCTATTATATAAATAGTATATATAAAAAATGTCGGCTAGATTGAATAGAAATCCTATCAGATATTTTGCGTGGAAAGGAAAAACATTTTTTCAAGTTACTAGCGCAATTCAAAAAAATACTGCAACTATTCCAATTTCCGGAAATAATTCTCGTAATTTATTTATTTCTCGTCCACTAAAATTGTTTCGACGTGAAATTGCATCAATAAAAGCTGTTCCGTGTAATATGAGAACATCAATCAAAATTGATGAACTGACCCGTCCAAATGGATATTTAGTATATAATAGTAATAATCAATACGGTTTAGACACTACCCTCGATTTTAATTTAACAACTAATAAATCACAGTTATCGACTTCGCAATGTAGTACAACCACCAACTGTTTTAATCAAGCACAATATGCTCGTAGACGCGTTAGAAGTAGCGGAATGATTCCTAAAAAATTCAACGACGCAAAGAATAATGACCAATATTACACTTCAACCAGCCAATACTTGAACAGTCGAAATATGTCATTTCAACAAAATCAATATAACTATATTCGCCAAGGCGACCAAACACAAAAACCAGGTTCTGCAATGGCTGTTAATAACTTGTATTCTGCAAACGGATTAAATCATTGTAATGTATATTATATATCTGCTGCAAAGGGTAATAATACTTTTTCTTATAAATGGATAGATTCTACAACAAATACAGTAACTATTCCAGATGGTTATTATGATGTAAATTCTTTAAATGGGGCATTCCGAGTAATTATGACAACAAATAAACATTATTATACAAATATTGCAAATTCAGCAAAAGCATTTTTATTAAACATTGTATACAACACATCTGCAAATAATATACAGTTACAATCATTTATTAGTTCGCCATATTATAATTCACCATTAGTATATTCAGTTCCTGCAGGTGTAACTTGGAATACGACACCAAATTCAACGGTAAATCCTATTTTTATAATTTCTAATAATTTCACACCTGTCATAGGATTTACTAGTCAAAATTATCCAACGAGTTCTACTGGTAGTAATTACTATGTAAATTCCAACACAACGGTTGGAATTCAGCCAACCTATGTTCCGGTTTATTATAAACCAAATAACGCACAGTATGCAAAACAAGGCGCAGTAGATTCTAGTGCGAGAATTACAAGAAAAATATATGATACATTAACAACCGTTGGTGCAAAATTGAGAACTCCTCAGGGAAGCGTTATATCAAATACGTTGGCATATAGAGTTCCAACTTCAACATTTGCATATATAAAAGATTCAGGAAAACCTTTCCCTGTAAAGTTAACTCCAAAAATAAACAAATATACTGGACAACTATTGAAATGTCAAAGCAACAGAAGACCTAAATAAATAATTTTTCAATGAATAAATACATGTATTCATTGAAAGTATATTTGTCCATATGGATAGACGCTAAGATGTAAATACAGATATTGATGTTCCACAAGAAGTTGCAAGAAATATATTTGTGTTATTTACAATAACATTATAAGGAACATCATATTTTACACACCAAGACGTGCTCTTTTGAATATTATTCTTTATCAATGTTTCTATTTTTTCCGATTTATTTTTAGTTTCAATTAAAGATATAGTATAATAAATATTTTCAATTTGTTGCTGTCCGAATATAGAATTATATTCTTCTAGTTTTGTCAAAAAGAGGTTTGAAATAGGTATGTTCAAAAACCTTTGTACATTTTTTTCAGATGAAACCATTTTTTGAAAAGTTTTATAAAAATAAGGATAAAAATCATTACATGAGCGAAATAAAAACTTTTTACAAACTATATATTTTTCAGAATTTGCATATCGACTAGTATCTGGTTTTGTTATATATACTTTTTCATAAAAGGAAGAAAGAATATTCAATAAATCAATGGTGTGTTGCATAAAAGAGTCAAATATTTTCAATACAAACGAACCGTCTTTTTTTTGCATACATACTGCAAAAGCAATTTGTGCAAAAAGGAGCTTTGTAATACTGACCTCCTGGTTGTTGAAGTCAACTGAGAAATCAAACCCTCCGTCTGCGGTTATCAAATCTATACTGGATGCATATTTTTCTTTACAATATACAAAATTTTCCAAGTGTAGTATATTTCCAGTTCCGTCTTTTCCCGTTTCTATAAAAACATTTGGGTTTTCTTTCAAAAAGTGTTGGCTTTTTTTCCACCCGGGAATATTATAGTCGTCGCTATCATCAATAATTGTCATTCCAATATATGTATCTTCCGGATTCTTACGCATTTCAGAAATAGCTTCAATAAATCCACCTGGACCTTCTGCAAGATGAAATGTTTTTATTGGCGTATGTTTGGGTTTCAAAATGGTTCGTGGTTCATATACATTTGTTCGAACCCCCTCAATTGTAAAATCTTTAAGTTTGAAAGTATTGACAATTTCAATCATCTTGAAATAGGACCTTGAAAGCGGTTTATGTTTTGATATACATTTCTTTTTATTTGGAATGATAGAATGAATATACTCATAAGGATTTGTATATTTTTTATAATTATCCCACTCCTTTTCATGGTCTTTAATTTTAGTTTTTATATCACTCAAATAATAAGAAAGTGAATTTGATATAACGGGTGTTGGTATAGAATCGTCGTCATGAAAATCTAGGTTTTTATAAGTAAATATAAATGATTTTGGTAATAAAAAATATATCATATTAAATTTTATAAGATAAATATATTATAAAATTGTTTTTATATTTGTTTTTTGACAATGTACTTGATATTCATATGTAATTATGCAAACGTTTCAAAATTTTTCTACTATTTTAATCTTTGGTTTGGGTTTAGGTTTAATAGCTCCTTCGCTATTTTCCGGCGCTTTTACTGAAACGCCCGATTTTCGACTAGTATTTGCGGGTTTTTTGAATATGATTTCTTGGTCAGAAACCTTGGTTACAGGTGTAGTTTCTACACTAAGAGAAGGCACAGACGAAACTGGTTCTCCTTCTACCGGGGATTCAATAATAGGTGAAAATGAATTCAATACCAGTTTGGTATTTTTTATTTTTTTGACCGTAATCTTTTTTTGTTTTTGTACTTCTTCTTCCTTTTCTTCGTCTTTTCCTAAAACTTTTCTACTCAATTTGAGAGCGTCATGATGGTCTTCATATTCGCCTTCTGCTTCATCTACGGCTTCGCTGTATTCAGAAATTACTTTTGCCATTTTTTCTGCGGCAACAGTTCTTATTTTTTTAAATATAAAGTATCTATTCATAAAGGAAATACGACGTTCTTCGTCTGACATTTTAAGAGAGTCTCCATAGTCGTCTTCTTTTCTAGCATTTCTACGAACTTCATTTTGCATATGAGTAAATAATTCGCTGAATAATCCGGTTCCGGAGGGAAGGTCCATTTTTCTAGCTTCTTCTTTAGAAATTAATACAAACCCATAATCTTCCATAATTTGAATAAAATAGTCAAAATTAACAAGATATTCTCTGAAAACTTTATTAATAGTTTCTTGGTAAACATTGATAGGATATCCTAGAGACGCTTCATCATCTGGAAACCCGGTCTGATTATACATTTTTGTAACTTCGTATATTTTTTTATCGCCTTTCATAATGACAATACTTTCTCCTTCTTGTTTACTTTTTAGAATATTGAAAACTGTTTTTCCATCATAACATGTGCCAATAAAATAACCACCCATGCATGTACATTCAGCAATGTTTCTTATGAAACTATGAAAAGTGGAAGGATTTTCGAAAAAGTAGTGAAGTGCGAACTGACACGAGCTAACATTAAACCCGCTTTGTGCAATTCCATAATGTTTATATACACCCTCGCCTAACATTTTACGGTCTTTTGGACCATTTCCAAATACTGCTCGCATAATTAATTTATCTTTTTCAGTAGCAAAAGCCTGTCCCGAACGAATATTCAAACTACTATTTCCAACAGCAAATAATGCAGACGGCATAACGTTATATTTCTTTCGGTCCTTCAAATATCGAGAGCAGGCACCATCTAAATTATTATTTATATTGTCTTTTGAAACATCGATTCCAAATACAAATCCTAACTTTCCTTCGCGCCATTTTGAAAGGTCACCCGCTTTACCAACTGCAAAATCGATGAGAGTATTTTTTCTTTCAGAAACCCCCACAATCAACTTTTTCTTTACATACAAATTATGAAAATTACGAAGACCTTTTGTAGAAGATTCTTTATTATAACGATTATAGTAAACATCTTCGTCTTCCGTATATTCTGGTAGTCCTAATCCAGTGGAAATCATTTCTTCCGTAATAGGATTATGTATAGAATGCCAATTATTATTAGCAACGTGATATGCATTACCATAATTACGACGCCCTGCTCTCAACTCGGCTGTCTTATCATAACGAACACGTAGTGGAACCCATTTCCAACCAGACTCCAAGTTACTATCGTATGCAAACTCAACAATCATATCTTCTTCAAAATATTCACCTTCTTTTGTTTTCATCATTAATGTTCCATCACCAGATTCTTGTAACAATATATTACAAAAACAGGCTTTTGGGTCATAAGGATTTGTTGGTTGAAAAGGAACAGGTTTATATTCATTTTTATTATCAATATTATCAGGAGAAGGAATCTTATCATCTATAATATTTTGCATAGGATTCAAAAATCCATGGTCTTTTTCACTGAACCCACAACGTAATATAATTGTTTTATATTGAACGACATTTTGAACACCGGTCGTATTCAATCCGTCTTGAAATATATTATGAACTTCGTCTTTGCCATCTTTATCTTTTCGAACACTTACAAGAAAGTCAATCGTATTAAATTCAGAAGGTTTCCATTTAAATGACATATCCCATGTTGTTTTTGATAATCTACCCGCTACTCCAACTCTACTACTACCGACGCCGGTATTACATGGTGTGAAAATGAGACCATCTGTATTATACTGATAAATACTATCTTTTATGTCAGATAAAATTTTAGAACAACCTTGGAAAATACTCATTTCCTCCGAATTTGAATAAAATTCCTTATTTTTTATATTGAAATCACATGAATGCATGTTTTCGCTAACGTTTCCTGGTGAAGAATCCTCCGATTTTTTCATACCGCTATCCATAATAGAATAAGGCTTAATAAGCTTCATACTTTTTATAAGTAGCAATAGCCTATATTTGTTATCTAACTCTTCTTCTTCGCCTTCAATTTTCATGAAAGCAAGTTCTCTTACACTTTTTCCATTTACATAGTAAATATCAAATGCTGCATATAAATTGATGTATTTTCCTGTTTTATCAAATTTAATATGTTCTCCATCTAGAATACTATTATGTAGTGTTTTCTCATTCGTCATTGCTCCGGTGAAAATAACATTCATATTTGTATCAATCATGTAAATTCGTCCATTTTCAGATATAAATAAAAGTTTTCGGTCTCCGTCAGCTTTGTCAGTTACTGTATAGTTATTACGAATGTTTGGAACAAGAGAGCCTTCATTGCCTTCAATGATGTTTTCTAGTTGGAGCGTATAAGATGACGGACCAATAAAGTCAGAAGAAACTACTTTTCTTGGCTGATAATCATCGCCGTGCATAACTCTCATATAAGATTGAAGAATAGAATCGCGTTCATTATATGAAATAGGATAATTTGTTCCTTGGAGACCGCTTAGAACAAATCTAACACCTTTACGAATAACATCTACTACTTTTGCGGGTGTATTGTATTCAGTTCCGGTTCCAACACGACCATTATCAACTTCTAATTCTATTTCATAAGATTCTATATTTTCAAAGACGCCTGCGTCTTGAATGGTGTACTGAGGAATAGGAACTTTGCCGGTTTTCTTATTTCCTTTGATAATACTTACGTCTGCAAACAATGGATAAGTAGGATGCCTAAAACGAACACGATTTATATATCGAAAACATTTTTTTGAATCGGACCATTTTGCTATTATTGTTTTGGCAATGTTAGAATTTGGAGTATAATCCTGTTCCATTTGGTAGGATACGCGAAAATTGAAATCGGAGAAATCGACGGCTCGTTGTTTTGTACCTTCTGTAGAAACAGGAGGAGTTTTTTGTGTAAATTTTACTTTGTATTGTGAGGCTGAAATAGAAGATGTCATATCAAGAATTTTTTGAATACTATTCGTTCTACAGTATTCTTGAACCAAGTTTACCCCAACAATTTCTGCACGTATATTTGAACATTTTGTAATTCCTGTTTTTTGGTCTATATATTCATTTTGTATTCGTAGTATTTGAAGACCAGTTGCATTATCACAAGTAAATCCAGAACTATATAATTGTTTTACCACATTTTCGTAGTCAATTTTTGTTATTGGACGTGAAAGTCTTGGATTTGTTCCAAAACGAACCTCAAGTTCACTTGTTTTTCTATCAGTCTTCATTATGGGATTACTTGCTAAATACAAACTAACCATTTTTTCCAAATCTTTCTTTGGATTATTGGCTTTATCTGAACTGCTTTCATCTTTACTTTCTTTAGAATTACTTTTATCCATTGAGACTTGGCTATATAGTTAAATCATATTTTTATTTCTATATTATTCAATTTTATCTCTTCTTAAGCGTTTTTTTGACATTCCCAGACCGTTTGATTATAAATAATTTCATATAACTCAGATTTTTTAACAGCGACTTCAAGTTTGATATCCAATACTCGCGCTATATCTTCTAGTTCAGAAACTTTGTAGGCAGAAATACCTTTCAGTGGTTTTTCAATGCTTTCTAACTGAAGTGTATTTTTTAAAATTTTAGTAACTTTTTCTTGTGTTACATCTAGGTCAATTCCAAAGTTATCATCTTTATATTCAATTATAACGGTATTGTCATCAAATTCATTTTGTGATGAAGATTTGGTACAAGAAAAATACAAATAAGTTTTATCTTTACAAATAAATACATTTTTTTTATAAATAGTTACAAATGCAAAAATAGTTAACAAATTTGATTTTTTATCAACCATTAGTTCGGAAATAATTTCTTTTATAGCAATATTTGTTATTTTGTGGTTAGAGTTTTTTATTAACTGTGGTTCCTTTCGAAGTTTATCTGCTATAAGCTGTTTCTCTTGTATCTCACGATTTGCGAATCTTTTACCAATATATTCATATTCTGCGTAACCATAATTAGCAATAAACATACACCAAAAAAGTGAGTTTTCTCTTTGTGGAAAATAAATAGTAGATTTTTGATTTGATTCAGTTAAAGCATTTTTTTCAACCATTGAAACTTCAATAACAGATGTATCTAGATTACATTCAATATTCTCAATGCTTTCAAGTATTTTTTTCATATTTTTCAAATCGAGCATATACGGGTTCAAATTTTGTATACTTTGTATATTATCAAATTTATTACACTTATAAAAAATTTGATTTAAAAATGTGGCCATGTTACTTAATTAAACTACTATATAACACGACATTGTCTTTATCTTCTTTTTCTAAAAAAAATGTATTTTTGAAGTCCTCTTTTTGTGTTTCGAGATGTCGAATCGTAGTTTCTTGGTCAGTAATATAACTAATATATGAAACAATTTCATCGATAACATTTTTGGACAAGAAAGAAAGATTTACAAAAACACCGCTTTTGTTTTCATTCAACTTTACGTTTGTATTTTTTTTAAGAATTTTTAATATTTCAATATGATGATGTTTGCTCATGCTCTCAATTTTTGATTTAATTTTTTCTAACTCAAATGTTGAAATAGAAGAATTTTCTGCTGATTCGGAAACAGACAACATAATAATAAGATTAAAGGTTTAAAATGTTTATATAGTTTTTATAGCGATAACATTTTTATAACCCAATTCAGTATTATAAACACCATTTATTTTTTCCATAATAATAAATACATCCCTGATGTCTAGTAAGGCATTCACTAGAACAACAAACCTCATAACCACGACGATTACTATAGACATATTTCATAATAATTTTATCACAAACTTCACAAAATTGAGTTTCTCGAATAGCATGTAGAACCCAATACATTTTTTTTCTATGTTCTGGGTTGTATTCATAAATATGGTTTATCAATTCTTGTGGTAATTTAGAAAACAAATCCATTATTCAATTTGAAAATTTAAAAATAATAAAAACAAAGCAATTGAAATCAATTTTTTATTTATTTCCGTATATAGATATTGCTCTAACACAGATTTGTAGCCAGTTGGCTACAAAACCACGGATAGACCTTAAATATAATTATTATAAAAAATTAAAGAATACAAATTATTACTACTATTATGAACGAGTTTAGTAAAGAAAAAGAGTATTATTTTGATGGAAACATAACTCTTATAGATGATTTTATAGAAGTTAAATCAGATGATGAACGTTTTCGCAATAAAAAAAACTATTTGGGAAAATTTATAGAATATATAGGAATGCCTTATGTATCTGATTGGTTATTTGATGGAAAAGCTAAATTTGAATTTGGTACAATATCAAGGGGTTATTATGATAATATATTTGTTTTATCTATTCCGGAATAGAAATTTCAAACATCCTCTGCAGTTATCAATTCTTCTTGGTAATCTCCTCCGACAGTGAGTCTGCTTAATCCGGCCTTTTGTCTTGCTTTCTGATTTTCATCATTAGAAGGATCCAAAAGTTGTCCGATAACACAGATATAAGGGTCGTTTAGTTCAAAGCGAACACCAATTACACGAACTGTTATATTGGCGTTTTCTTTAATAGTTGCAAAATATTTATTTGTATTATGATGGTCTCGTGCAACAAATACTGTAACTGGTACAATATCATTTTCGGTAACAACTTCTGCGTGAATTCCAGCTTTTGTAACAGTCTTTGCTACACATTCTATGATTTGACCTTCTACTGGGTGACAAACCATACATTCAAATACGGTTTGAAATTCTATATTTTCTGAATTTACTAATCCAGACGAATAACTAATTATTCTTACAGAGTTTGGACGAATAAATCCTTCTGTTATACACCGTCCTTCATTTTTGGATACAATTTTTTGCTCCAAATTTTGTTTCACGTTCCTCCCTATTTCCTTAATATGTAAAATAACCTTTTGAGTAAGAATAGAGCGAATATATACGCCAAAAATTTTTTTATCACTTGTTTGTTTTCCTTGTTTTGTAGCTTTCATCATAATTTCAAAGTTAATAATATAATACGTATATATTTTTATATTATTTTTATTTGTTTTATAATCAATTTTGTGAAAATCTTGAACGTTTACTACTGTTTTGAAAATTTGACTATATCATTAACGGCGGTTTCTTCCGGCGTTAAAAAGAATACTTTTCCATTTTTTTGAATATCGGTAAAATGACGCATAAGAATTTCAATTATTACACATAGTCCAAAATTCATAAATTCAGTACTATCGTCATAAACAGGTTTTTCTAATAAATTATTCAAAAGTTTGATACTTTCAGACCGAGTTGTACTTTCACCACATCTAGCTCCTGTATTATTTCGTGCCTGTCTTACGTCTTTTATCTTAAAAACCATTTCGCGTCCTTTGAACATATTGACGAATCCAACTATATTATTTATTTTTTCATCATCAATCACATACTTATCAAGCTGTTTATCGAATAATTTATAATCTTCTGGTTCTCCTTCTTCCCAGTTATCCGATTCGTTGAATTCGTCAGGTTTCATAAATATTTTCCAACCATTCTCTTTGTTCAATATAACTGCTATTCTACCACTTTGTTCCATTTTTCTTTCATTAAAGTAGTTTTCAATATGTAATTCAATTTTCATTTCAATAGGGTCAGTTAATTTGGTTCTCGTATCATCATAAATATGATTCAAAATTATAATTTTTTCAGGAAGCATTAACATATCCAACATATGATAAATTATATATTTCTCTGTATTTTCTCGTGAAATATTGTATATAGATTCGATATGGCCTATAACATGGTTTGCATGTTTGTATCTATTTTTTTCGCCAGTTCCTAATTTGGTTTTAGTTTCAGCAAACGCTATATTATAATTACTTTTAAATTTTTCAATAAAAGATTCGTAAGTTAGTTCTCCGGATTCTATAACTTCAGGTTCTTTGGGTTGTTTATCGCTAGTGAAATCTGTATCAGGAACAACTTCTTTATCTTTCAATGCTTTTTTAGTTTTAACCGATTTGTATTCAATCGATTGTATAGTCTTAGGAAGTTCTAATGTAAAAGAATCTCGTTTGAAATTCACAGGTACACTTCTTTCAAAAATGGATGCGTTCTCGTCAGTTATTTCAATAGGTTGAAAAATATAATAATCATCTTTATTTATAAGATTTCCTGTTCTCCCATATTTATCTATTAGGTATTCATTTTTATTATTTATTAAATAAGTTAGCGAATAGTATATTTGTTCAATTGGATATTGCTTTACAATATTAATAGCATTTATTAAGACATCACGTTTATAAAAAACTTGGTCTTTAAAAAGATTTTTAATTCTTTCAATAATCCGTTCTGCGTTCATTTTCAAATAATCCATATTGTATGTATCTTTTATAATAGATTCTTCTGTTATTTCCACATCAGGACTACATTTATATTGACAATTATCCATATAGTCACAAATATCAGTAAAAGGTTGGTCTCCAATTACAAAATCAATTACTTTTCCGTTTGCTAATGTTAACTGTATATTTTGATTTTCAGCCATTTGTGAAAATTTTTCAGCTGAAAAATTTGTTTGACCAATATTTAAAATACAATCTACTGATGTCTCCTTAAGCAACCGTGTAACTTTTCCAATTTGAAGTGCTTTTTTCTCTGCGAGACGATAGACATATAAATCGGCAGCTTCTTCTTTATTTTCTAATGAACTTCCATGTAAAAATATTTCAACATTCCTTTCTTCGAACGGAAGCAGACAATGACTGAAATTTCGAACACCTCTTCCTATAATCTGTTCTATTCTATTCATATTATACCAAGGTTCGAGAACATGTACTTGTCTAATATTTTTAAAATCTAGTCCTTCTGAACCAGCTTTTGAAACAAGTATAACCTTTATCTTTTCACCATATTTATTATCAGGATTAGTGGCTATTTTAATATCAGCTGCATTATTTGGTGAAATAGATTTATCTCCAGTAATCATAATATACTTTGCTGGATAAAAATTATCTCCATCCGCAACTACTTCACTTCTACTTTTGAAAGTTATTGCGTCGACAGGTTCTCCTCTTCTTTTTTTGAAAAGTTGTTTGTTATGAGAACTTTGTGTAGAAAATCGTGTCATTCCAATTTCTTCAAGTGCAAGGGCAAGCGGAATAATACCACCATCTATAAATTGTGAATAAACAAGGACAATTCCTGTAGAATTTCGAATATTATCACAAATATTTGCTATTTTTGAACTATATTTACGAATATTATCTTTTTCAAATACATCACCATATTTCTTACTTGTCGAGGGCTTATATTCAAAATTATGACGCAGTTGTTGTGGCTTGAATGTCGATTCCCATTTCATTATTTGCTCTAGACCTTGAGAACCAACAGATTTTGAAATTATATCACCTTCTTGTTTTACATATTCTTCATCGACGTCGCTAGTTTCGCCATAATCTTTTATAACTTTATCCAGTTCAGAGTTTGGATATACTATATTAAGAGCCGAAAGAGGTGTCTGTAATAGAGTATAACCAAAAGCCTCCATATTATCAAATGATGGCATTTCACGCATTTCACCAAAAATATTATATGAATTATACGATTTTTTGCGAAGATTTTCAATCATTGTAATATATGCAAGTTGTTGATATTCGCCTACGTTATTCAAAAATACTTTTATATGTCTTAATGGCTCATCAATAGTTTTTCCGTTCATTTGAATGGTGGGATAAGATTTTGTCAAAAAAGTATTTTCTTCTGAAAACTTATCTGGATAAATACGAAAAGGAAATGTGTATGGATTTTCTCCGCGAACATAAGAAACGTACCCTGTCAGCTTACGCTTAAGTAACTCACGTCCAGCTTCGCTGAAAGTGCCATCCGCTAGTTTTTTTGGTTGTTTATAGTTACCATCTTTTTCAAAAACATCCGCAACTTCAATAGTAGACCTTTTGTCATTATTATTCATTAAATTAGTAAGCCATATAATTTCTTTATATGAATTGAACATTGGAGTGGCTGAAAGAAATAGTAATCTCATATTTTCAGTATGACTCGAAACTTTCATTAGAAGAGACGCAACCTTTTTATTGCTATTGTTTTCGTCAGTCAACCTTATATTATGAACCTCATCAATGATAATAAGACGATTATTAAAAGTTTGTTTTATCTTTTTTATTTCTATTTCCGTTCGTTTTTTATAACTATATCCGGTTTCCTCATCTACACGCGTCTTGTTACTTATATAATTTGCAAGTTGACCATAACCCATAAATACATAGAAAGAATTTATTATAGTGTTAATCTGAGATATTACTTTTTCACGTGTTAATCCCTTTAGATTGGCTGGATTAATCTCTTTTATTAATGAATTACCAATACAAGTTTCTAGATTCCAAATATCATCTTCTGTTGCAGTTAGTTCATTCGAAATATTTGGATTAGGTATCTTTTTCAGTTTACGTTCATCGAATAACTGTAATTTGAAATTTGCTTGAACGTTTGGTGAGGCAACAACAATAATACGATTTTTTATTCCAACTTGTTTCATATAAGAACGCATTTCTTCGGCAACACCTATTGCACTACATGTTTTACCAGTTCCCAAGCCATGGTATAAAAGTAAGCTATTATAAGGAGTTTGAAAAGAAAGAAAATTTTTGACAAACAACTGATGTGGTAAAAGTTCAAATTCAGCGTTACATAAAATATTTGCCTGTTTTCGAACATCATATATGTTTCCATCAAATCGATTATTAAAAAATTCCTTTCTTTTTGTTATTTTGATATTGAAATTTGGGTCATTTAATGTTGGATACAAAAAATCATAAGTATTATCTTCACTATTAGATTCGTCTAAGTATTCTAATTTTTCTTTTTTTTGTAAAAAATCATTTTTAATTGGATTCAATTGTAAAAGAGTTGTATTTTCATTCACTTTAATTACTTCTTGTGGTACAACTTCGGAAACTACATCGGGTACTTCTTTCTCAAGAATAGTTTCTTCTTTGTTTGTATTTTCAGATTCTGGAATCATCGGAGAAGGTAGCGGTTTTGGGTTTTTTTTTGTTTTATTCGCTACTATTTTATCACATAGACCTGTTTTCTTGTTCATTCTATACCCATTAGGACATCTGCGTGTTTTTCCATCACTTTTCAATATTGGTTCAACCGTTTCTTCTTGTTCAGTTGGATTCTCATTATCAGGAACAATTACAATTCGTTTTTTCTTTTTTGTCACTGTAACAACCTGAGGTTCTTCTACTATAGTTGTTTCCTCAACAAGTGGTACATTTTGTTCTTCAGAAACTTTTGTGGGTTGAATTTCTGCCGGAAGTTCAACCGGATTAGTAGGTGCAAAAAGATTAGTGAATTCAGAAACGATTGAAATATTCTTTTTTTTCTTGGGAAACTTATCCTTTCGAATTGCATTATATTTTATTTTTACTTCCGTTATAGGGTCGCAGTTTCCAGTTTTGGGATTTTTACGAGTTCCTTTCGTTCATCTTTCATTATCTTTTTTTTTTGTTTTATTATCAGACATGTATTAAATTATAGCTATATATTTAATACATATTTTTACCTAAGGTTTATAATAGATTATAAATTATTATGAAATAAATAGCTTGTACTTTTGTAAGCAATTGTAAATATTTGTTATTATATTTTTTTTTTTTAAATTATAAGGACGTATACATTTTATGCATTCTTCATAGGTTTTCCATTCCATTTTACTTACCTCTGAATCTTCAAATTTTGCAGGAAATAGTGAATCATTATAATTCATAAACATTAAATAATATTTATGCTTATAAGATTTGTAATTTGAACCAGTAAATATTTCTTCATATGGAAAAATGTTATGAATGTTTTTCAATAAAGAAGAGTTATATCCTGTTTCTTCAGTAAACTCGCGAATTGCGCAATCATAATCTTTTTCTTGATAATTACGTCTTCCTTTGGGAAATCCCCATTCCGGTTCGTCCCATACATCATGTTGATTGCTTTCATCAATCATTTTAGAAAGATTGAAAAACTCATTTTTATTAACTACACCCTCAACTAATAAACCAAATTTTTCTTTAGATGTAATTTCTTCTGATTTGTATTTATTTGAAATTGTATTTCCGCCCCATAATGTTTTCAATAAATTATCAAAATCACCCGTTTTTAAATTTTCCTTTTCTTGAACTGTCATTTGTTTGAGCATATTCATTATATAATTCTTATTTTGAACTAAATATTTTCCTCTCATAAAATCGATGTAACCTAAAGTGTCTTTTCTGCGAATCATTAAAAATTGTAATTCAGCTTTTTCGTTTAACCGGAAAGCAATTACACCAAAACTAGTAATCGGAGTTTTGCATTGATTATAAATATGACCTGGTTTTCCACAGTTATTACAATATGTTGTTTCTGACATTATTTTATTTAACGTATAATCCTACATGAATAAATCGGAATACTTTTATATAGTTTTAAATTAATGGTATTTGATTCAGAAATTTGGGGACCACATTATTGGTTTTTTTTACATAGTGTAGCACATTCATATCCGATTTCTCCAAACGTAATAACTAAACGTAAGTATTATGATTTTATTACAAATCTTCCATTGTTCATTCCTGATGTTGAAATAGGCGATAGGTTTGCGCAACTACTAGATAAATATCCAGTTACGCCTTATTTAGATTGCAGAGAATCATTTATTCGTTGGACGCATTTTGTTCATAATAAAATAAATGTTATGTTAGGAAAAGAAGAAATATCCTATTTAGCAAGTTTAGATGCATATAAGAATCAATACAAATCAAAATCTGTAAGACTTTCAGATAAGTTACGAATAAATAAAAATTATATTCATATTTTTATTATTTTTGCATTGCTATTTTTGATATATGTATTTTATTCATAGTATACTATCGGTGTATATTATGTCATAATAATATAAATATGAGGATTGAAATAGTCATTTTTATAATAGCAGCACTGATTATGGCAAATATATACACTGAAGGAAAGATACTTAAACAGGCTCTTTCTTATAAAAAATATTATCAAATGGCAGCAATTGCGTTTGGCGCATTTATTCTTTATTGGTTAATTCGAAAAAATCCGGACAATGCCAGAAGTATAATAACCACAACAAATGAATATATCAAATATTTACCGGTAGACAGAAATACAACCAATATGATAACCCCTATATTGGATTTTACTACAAAATCAAGTTATACTCCTGACCAATATTCAGGTGGTTATAATTTTCCAATAATGCCTATTCAAAATGCTGGTGAAGAACGCATTTTGAATTCAGGTAAAAAGGCAACAAAACGCTCTGTAAGTGAAACGAAAAAAAAATTTGTAGCAGCTAGACAAAATTGGAGATGTGAAAACTGTACAAAACAATTACCGGCATGGTTTGAAGTAGACCATAAAGTAAGACTTGAATATGGTGGAAGTAACCATGTAGATAATCTAAGAGCTTTATGTAGAGACTGTCATGGTGAAAAGACTGCTATTGAAAATTTATAATAATTTTTGGATTACGTTATTAGTGTTATAAATTCAATGTCGTTTATAAACAGAATACAGGCTTAGTGTAATCGCTGCTATAATTAATCCCGGACTAGGACCGCCACCACCCCCGCCACCTCCACCTCCACCTCCATAACCACTATAGTTGAAAATTGGTGGTAGATTATTGAATGTAGAGAAATTATATTTTTGAAAATAGTTTACTTTTGTTAAGTATGACATTTTGTTCTTTATATTATTTTTTACATCATTCTTTGATTTGATTTCTTTATTTTTATGAGCATTGAAAGGAATACTATTTTTCCAAATTCGGAAATGGCAGCTAGACTTATAATTGTTCATTGAAATATTTAATTAAACGTAATACTTTTGTATAAAATCAATTTTATACAAAATATGGATTCTATGTTTGTCGAGTAAATATTATATTTAATATATATATAAATGTCTACTTTATCTACTTGTTCTACTAATTTATCTAATAAAAAAACCTTTGAATGTATGACGTATAATTTTATAAGAGAATTATTACAACGTCGAGCATCTATTGATATTAATGATATCTCAACAAGAGAAAAACTTACAAAAAATTTATTCAAAAATTTAAATATATTTCTCTTTGTACTAGTTTCATCTATTTTTATTTATTACGCAGCTACTGATAAAGATGCTCTATCAAAAAAGACTTATGTGTATGGTCTTCTTATTATTTTGCCGCTTGCTTTTGGAATATACTCAAGTACAAAATTGTTTAATGATGGTGACGAAGAGTCGTCTTCACGTTTTCTAATGTTTGGAGGAGCCCTATTTGCAATTGCTATTCTTGGATATTTTTATTCAAATGCATCCGGTTCAACATTACTTATTATGAATTATGTAATTAGCATATTAATGGTTTTGATAATTATTGGTGGGTTAGCAATATTCTATTTTGTATTTAGCAACTACTTAAAAAAACAAACTGGTGCTCTCGGTTACATTATTAATTTTATTTTTTATATTCCTTGTCTATTTTTAGACCTAGTAAAATACTTGAAAGGACAAATGGGAATAACACCTAGTTCAGTTTTTGTTTTATTTATTATAGAAATATTTTTACTTATTCTTTATTTTATTGTTCCAAAGATAAGTGACTATCTTATTCAAGGAAACTCCAACTTACTTTTAAATAAACCTATATTTTTGAATATGGAAGAAGTTGTTGCTGATAGTTCAAAGTTTATAATTAAAAATAATAAGTTACGAAACCCAAGCCTCGATAATAGTGTTGATTATAGAAACAGTAACTACTGTGTTTCATTTTGGTGTTATGTAAATACTGGGTCGGCTTCTGATTCTGCTTATAATCAAGAATCAAACATATTTAATTATGCAGACGGAAAACCTAAAGTTGTTTACATAAGTAATGGAAAAGACCATAAAGACAAATATATTGTTTACTTCACAAATAATGATGAAACTGAAAATGTTGAACAAACGCGTTACGAACTAACACTACCAAGTCAGAGATGGAATTATTTTGCGTTCAATTATTATGATAACCATGCTGACTTATTTGTAAATGGTAAACTAGAGAGAACCTTTGAATTTACTAGTAATAACGTACCAAGAAATGGAAGTGAAAGTGATACAATAGTTGTCGGAAGTCATACTGGATTGAATGGTGCAATTTGTAATGTCAATTATTATACTGATATATTACCATCGTCTCAGATTTCGAATAACTATAATTTGTTAATGTTTAAAAATCCACCCATTTTAGGTTAGTAAATATCCCAATATAAAATCTTCATTTAAAATATATAATGAATTTCGTTGTTATCATTTTAGGAATTATAGTTGTATTTTTATTATATTATCTATACACAACTTATTTAAATAAAGGAAGTAATTTAACAACAAAAGTAGACTTGAAAACATCAAATCCTGCCATTCCTTTTAGTACGTTACCTAATAATACTTCAACCCGTTACGCATATGGCGTATGGGTATATGTAAATACATGGAACTCAAACTTTGTAAAAACAATTTTATCTAGGGGTTCTGATTTTAAATTAACTATTGACCAAACAAATCCTACTTTGAGATGTAATGTTGCTGCAGTACAAGGAACAAATCCTGATATTGTTGTAACACAAAACTTTCCTATTCAAAAATGGACATATGTAATTATTAGTGTTGATAATCAAATCGTCGACTGTTATTTAGACGGAAAATTAGTGCTATCATCCAAATTGCCAAATATACCTATTGTTTCCAGTGCAGACATTGCTATGGGAGATTCAAATAATCCGGATATCTTTTTAGCATTGTTAAATAGATGGGCGACTCCCATGGATCCTCAAACTGCATGGAACAACTATTTACAGGGTAATGGAATGTCAAGCTCATCAAATATGAATATCAAATTAGCTGTATTACAAGACAATATTGAACAAAAGGCCTTTTCATTATATTAAACAGTTGAGAAGTAGATTAAGGTCTATCCGCAGTTTTGTAGCCATTTGACTACAAACCTACGTTAGTACCATATCCTTTTGATTGATAAATATATTTATACATAAAAAGAGATTAAGAAATATTTTATTCATAGTTATATATTATTATATTATATAACTATGGAAGCACCATTAGCAACAGCACAAAATACAGCACAAACGGCAATTCAATCTATTGGTAAACAAATGTCTGAAGTAAAAATGCCCGAAATAAGCGCACAATCAATTAGTAATGGAGCGACACAGGGGTTAGCTAGTATTACTTCATCGATTGATGCGACAAAAGCGTCTTTAAATAATACGATTGGTGAGTTTTCATCTCAAAATGCAGTCGGTGCTAGTCAAGAGTTTTTGAACTCAAATAGTATTATTGCAAAATTTGCATTTCTTATCTTTGTAGTTATAGCATTTATGTTTCTTGTGAATTTAGGAATCTCACTTATTAGCTATTTTACACAACCGTCAAAAAGTCCATATTTGATATCTGGAATGGTTAGCGGAAATTCAAATATAAATATTCCTCAAAATCCTCAGAATCCTGACTCTATCATGGTATATCGTTCAAATAACCAGAGTAAAGGTTTGGAAGCGACATGGTCGGTTTGGTTATTAATTAATGACTTGAATTCTACAAAACCAGGAACGGCAGATGGTAAACCTAGTTTCAGTCACATTTTTAATAAGGGTAATACAACTTTTACAACAAGTGGCGATTCAACTGACCCAGAAAGGAAAAGAATCGGGGTTGCAAATACCAACAATGGTCCGGGATTGTATATAGCAGATGGTTCTGTAAATACTTTACGCTTATTTATGGATACCGTTAAAGATAACAATAACTATCTTGACTTAACTGGAGTTCCATTAAAAAAATGGTTTCATCTAGCCATTCGAATACAGAATAATATTATGGACGTTTACATGAATGGTATTATTTCTGGACGTCAGATTTTTAGTGACACACCAAAACAAAATTATGATGATGTTCATGTTTGTTATAATGGCGGATTTCAAGGACAGCTTTCAAACTTGGTATATTATGACCATTCTCTAGGAGTTTTTGAAATAAATAATATTATATTAAAGGGTCCAAACTTGACTCAAAGTTCTTCTGTAACATCTAATCTTGGATACTACACTTATTTATCTAATTCATGGTATTCTTCAAAATTACAATAAATAATTCATCGTATTATAATAATAGTATAATAGTATTATAATAGAATCATGTCTCAGAATTTAATATTTGATATTTGTCAACAGCGTAGACGGCAGCAGTTATTTCCAGTTCCTCCAGTAAGAGCTGAATTAGAATCAAGTCCTTATAATCAGTTAATAAATGGCGTTATTTATAATCAACATGACATTGATATGAGAAGAAAAGCAGAAATACTAAAATATAATTCAAATAAAGTAAGCACACAAACAAACAGTTTGACAAAGGGGCAAAAATTTTCTCTTCTAGCAAAAGGGTTTACACAACAACTTACTAAAACTACTATAGTGGATTTATCAAATGGAAGAGCGTGTCCAAATGATGCTCTTATTCCAACACCAACGTCTTCTTCTGATGTTCCTGGACCCATTATTTTATTGATAGACGACGAAACTGTACCTTTATATAAATATGTAAATCCAACGTATACAAGAAACTATTCAACTCTTCCTCAAAATAATACCGATCCCTGGACTATTATTTCTTATGAAAATTCACATTTTTCTAACGCAAATACATTTAAGAATACAGTATCTACTATATATATTCGTTATCTTATTGACCAACCAAACACAATTTTTAGTTTGAATATCCCAATTGGTATTTATGCAGTGGGAGATATAAGTAATAACAATGGGTCAAATATTAATATTTCTATTTCAAACGTTTCACTTAGTGTTTATTATAACGATACAAATGTTACAAACTCTTATAACATACAATCGCCCACATTAGTTACGGGGTTTTCAAGTCTTTCATTTAATGTGAATAACAAATCTGGTACATTTAATGCAATTCAGTTTGTTGGGAATTTGAAAACTGATAATCTGAATCTTTATACAACGGTCGGCTTTATTTATGACATAAAGTTATCCTTTGTTTTGAATATTTCACCATTAGATAATATTTCCTCAACGTATTTCAAAACATTTGACTATGGAGTATATGCGAATCTTTCGTCGGATAAAACGAATTATGCGAGAAACTGTACTATAACAAGTTCTCCTCCAAATACTTATTCCAAATTCTCGATGATTTCAAAAACGAATTCAGTAGGAACTCCGCCAGTTATTCAACAACGCTAATCTATATTGATGGTATTTTTTTAGAAATAAGATATTTATAATAGTTTATTTTTGAATTACATATATCTACAATATTAGTTGGATATGTAGAAATATTGAACTCATATTCATCACAACGATTAATAACTGTATAATAAATATATTCTACTTTTTTTAATAACTCTAGAGAAAAATCTAATTGTTCTTGAGTTAATAATAATTTTTTTTCTGGGTGATACATGTATACATCAAAATTGAATTCCGGAACTTTCAAACATATTGTATATTTTTTATCTATAAACTGTGTGTAGACATCTTCGTCTGATTCTGATTCAAATGCGTATGTATCCTTTCGTTTTATTTTTATAAATTTATTGAATAATATTTTTATTTCAGATAAAAAACTTTTATAACGAAATCTAGTTTTTTCGTCTATATTTGAATTATCAAATTGAATATAATTTTTAAACCAGTTTATTTCTTCTAGTATGTTTTCTGTAACGTATATATTTCCGTGCGTTTTTATAGAAATGAATTGTTCATAGTCATATTGATATTTTGAAAGTATTTTTTCCGTTTCCTTTATTTTATTTTCTAATTCTGAAATAGATAGATTCGAATCTATGCTATAAGATTCCATAATATCATTTAATAAATGATGTGTTTTTCTATGAAATTTGTCCTTTGTTTCAAATTCTAAAGAAAGGCTTTTCGATAAATAATCGGGTAATTCCATATCTTTATATGTTCCACCTCTAACATGCTGAATTCCGTAATACTGCATATATTTTTTTACATGAAAATCAATATTACATTCATATATCCCTTTTATATAATCGGCATCCTGAATAAAATCAACCACTTCTACCGGTTTATATTTCCTAGCAAATTCATAGAGAGATATGCATTCTGTGAAAATTCTTTCTTTGTCTAAAAAAGAAGAAGTATGTAAGAGAAAATTCATCTCTTCGAGCAATATAACATAAACAAAAAACTGTGACATAAATACAAATACTTTATGTTTGTATTTATATAATTTGTATTGAAATTGTTTTTATTTATACATTTACATTTGGAGTCATTGTTGGATTAAGACACATTTTTTGAGAAGGATATACTTGTCCAGAAATACATTTATCATGCTCATCAATTTCAATACATCCTCGTTTTTCCTTATACTCACCCACTAAACACCACTGTGACTTTCCGGCAGTTATTGGTTTTTGAACAGGACTTTCCGCCGGGGTTGGCTGTGGGTCAGATAAATGAGAATTTTTGTTATTCAACGCACTATCTAGAGAAGAACGGGCTTTTGTATCAACCTGACCTTCGCTGGCATTTTTTAGCAAGTCGCCAACAGAATGAAGTGTTCCTTCTGCAATATCAATTCCTGTTTTAGCACCATCACCAACAACATCGGCCGTTTTGTTTATAACTGAACCGGTAGTGTATCCAAAGAAAGAAAGAATTTGTCCTACAAGAGGACCAAAAATATTAATAATAGATTGAAAAAAACTTCCAGCAATCGATAAAAGATTTATTCCTAAAAATGACAAAATAAGAAGAGCAACTAATACAATAATTATTGCGTTTTTATTGCTAAATAATTCAGATGAATTCACTGCTGGGGCTTCTGGTTTAAATAAAAATCCTTCTGTACTTGGTTTTTCCATTTAGTATTATAATATATAGTTCTAGAAAAATATAAAATAAAACCTTTAAAGTGTTCGTTTAGTATTTGCCAATAATTTATAATGGAATATTAAATATGGGACTTTTTAACTTTATCGAGACTTTCTTTTTTATAAGTTTAGGAATTACTTTTGTTTTGATATTATTGTTAGTTTACCATTTCAAACAAAGGATGGTTATTTTAGAACAAAAAGGAGATACTATGTTTGAAATTATAAACAATATTGTTAAAGAGTTATCAATATTGAAACAGGCTTTTATTCAGAGACCTGTTTTTTCACAAATGCCTACATTTTCAGTTCCTCCATTTATGAACGGTTCTCGACCAGTAGACAATGAAGTTGAAAAACTACCAGTATTACAGGAACAAGAATATGAGGAGGAAGATGAGGACGAAGACGATTACGATGACGAGGATGAAGATGAGGATGAAGACGATGAAGAGGACGAACCTGAGGTTGAAGATGATGAAGAGGACGAACCTGAGGTTGAAGATGAAGATGAGGATGAACATGAGGTTGAAGACGTTGAAGAGGACGAAGATGAAAAAGAGAATGTACTATATGACGTACGCGAAGACGAACACCTAGAAACAACTCCTAACAGTGAAATTAAAATAGAAACTCTAGAAATAGTAGAACCTGAAAATGTAAAAATAATTAATGTAAATCTTGACGACCATAATGAAAATCAATTTGATGAATCAGATTGTAACGAAAATTTTGAAGAACATAGCAATACTGATAATGATAATACAGAAATCGTAGATTTTGATGAAAGTGAACCGGTTGTTGTAAATAAACTTGAAGAATCTATTGAAATTAGTAAAATGGAAGAGTCGGAAACAAACAAAGAAGATATAAATGCTTACAAAAAGATATCATTACAACAACTTAAGACGCTTGTAATTTCAAAAGGTTTGGCAACTGATGTAGGAAAACTTAAAAAAAATGAATTGATTAGATTATTGGAAAGCGGTTACAAATAAACATGTAAATACAGAAAAAATTATATATAAACAATATATAATGTTTTCTTTTTTATCAAGAAGTGAAAATTTGAATTGTGCTTATCCAGTTGTAAAAGAGACGCTTCCAAAATCATCTTTAGGATATAATACTAACACAAAGTATCCGAATTTCCCTCCTCTTATGAGCGATGGACGCGCTTTAGTCGCATCCTATCAACCAGAAGCGGTTATCAATAAGCAATTAATTGAAGATAGTGGTATAAAAACAAACTGGGAATATAGAAAGTATTTGATTTCCAATGCTAAAGAAATTATGAATGTAAATTTTTCTGAAGCTTGTAATGACTGTGGATATTACAAACGTATGTCTGAAGCACCAAAAGTTCCTGAAAACACATTCTCTTCAAATCCTTATTTGTATACTTCTTATATGGATAATCAAAAAGTACTAGGTGTTCAAGTTTCCGATTTAAAACAATTGTATTTAACACGAGAACAATTAAATTCTCGAAAAATATCAGCGGTTATAACACAAGATGAATTGTTAGCAATGAAAACAAAGTAATTGTATAGAAAATAATATACTGTCTATATTTCAAAAAATATAAAAATAAAAAATTCTTATATTTTACAAAAGAATGAAACTTGTAAGTTTTGATATTGGAATAAAAAATATGGCATATTGTATTTTTGACATTTCATTCGGTTCTCCAATATCAATAAAAGAATGGAATGTTGTCAATTTAATGGATAAGAGCGAAATACCTATTTTATTATGTAATTGTCAATTACAGACAAAAAACAAAAAAAAATCTAAGGTTATCGAGAACGTTGTTATAGAATTATGTGGCAAGAAAGCAAAATTTAAGAAAGGGAATACATTTTTTTGTGAAAAACATGCAAAAAAACAGATGGAATATTTGATTCCAAATAAAGAATGTTCTCTATCTTCGATTAAGAAATTAAAAGTCGGAGAACTAATGGATATATGTAAAAAATATACAATAAATACTGGTAATGCATTTTTGAAAAAAGATATTTTAGATATTACAAATGCTTTTTTTGAAAATAAAATTCTTGAACTAATAAAATTAGAGAAAGAAAAAACTGCATCAGAAACCGATTTGATTACAATAGGAAAAAACTTGAAAATAGAGTTAGATAAAGTAAACGACCTTTTGGATGTTACACATGTAATTATTGAGAATCAGATATCACCAATAGCAAACAGAATGAAGACAATACAGGGAATGTTAGCGCAATATTTTATTATGAAAGGTTCTCAAAATATTCATATTGAGTTTGTATCATCATTAAATAAATTAAAAGGGTATGATGTAGATAGTCTACAAAATGTAGAGAATGAGAATAAATACAAACAGCATAAAAAAGATAGTATTATTATTTGTAATCGTTTTTTAGAGAATAATGAGAACCTTCAAGATTGGATTCAATCA